ACTATCCAAGCATAATTGCTGGTAAATAGTACCATTTGGTAATTTGTTGCCTGTTTTTTAAACAGGTTCCAAAAGCGTTCAATATTTGGAACAAAGTTAAAATCAATAAACTCCACGGTATGCTTAGCAGAAAGCACCCTGGTGGATTGCTTACCAGCCCCGCGGCCTTCCTGATACGCTGCATCCGTCATTGTACCGTTACAATTTCGAACTATGTAAGCATTTCCCGCAAGTTCAGCCGCAAGGATGTTGCTTACTATAGTTGTTAGCGTAGTGCCAATAGTTACCCCCTTTTTTACGAGAGCGACATGGACAAACCTGTTAGGCTCGTCCACTACGCAATCATCGCACTCCCGGCTCGGAATGTCATAACAACCGAATAGGCTTAAATTTCGAACATACAATCTTGATCCTATCATAATTGCGCTATTTAATTGTTAAACTATGAATTTACACTTGTGAACTGGCATGAGTAAACACCGTTTACCCCTTCCAGCCTATCACCTGTTGCGTACAGATCAGTTGGTGCGCCGTACAGCTGATAGTGAAGGCCTATGAAGATGTCATAAAGCTCTTCACACTCATTAGGCAACACCCTCAAATCATAACGTAATCCAGGTATTACAGGATCAGCAATAGTACCACGTTCCATTTTGCCAATCGGACGGGCAAATTCGCCAACATACTCATTGTACCTTGCCATTTGTAAAGTGGTAGGCATAAATACAATTGCCTCGTCAGCACCTCCTAAAATGTCAGCCGCTAGTACGTCTTGGTTAAACTTCATGTAAGCATTAACCGCACTGAAGTTCGTACCCATTGCAGAATCGCCACCAGATTTAAGAGCCTCATTTGCAAGGAAGATTGAACCATTACCAACCACGTATGGAACTCCATTGTAACCGGCTAATGTTGCCTCTTGTATGAACCTGGTGTAACCGTCAAGGATAACAGAACCCTTGTTAAGGCCAGAGGTGTTAGCGTTACGGTACACTTCAAAGGTTTTTGTTGCGTCACCGCCTACCCATGTACCGAATTGAGTAAGGTAAGAGGTAAGAAGTTCCTTGTTAATGGCCGAGCGCAAAGCATCAAAATCAATACCGATTTCATACCATATCTCTTCCATTAGTTGGAACCTTGCGGCCTGTCCGTTCATATCCCTGCGTTCACCTGCCTGCCTAATTGCGGAAGCCGTATCGCAAAGAGTCCTGATTGTAGATTCTGCAACTTGGATAGCTATTTCGCTATAACCATTTACCACAAAATCCTGCTCAAAGTATGGCTTTTGTGTTCCGGCGTCGCAAGACTTGGAAGTCCTTACGTCTGCGTCGGTTTGCCTTTGTTTAAACTTAATCCTTACAGTTTTTGGATGGCCCATTTCCGCACCCACAGTTTGAACCAATGTAATTGGTACTCTATTGCCTTCGTCAAGCAATGCACCCATAAACCCGGTACGGGTAACAATGCTTTGTTGTTGCTGCTTTGTAACAGCTTCGTTATACGATATTAACAGCGCAGGACATACGCCGTTATTTTGTGTTATACTCATGATTTCTTTTGTTTAAATTTTAAATAATAACCCCTTGATCCGCCAATGACTGCTTTATGCTATCTTGTAGTTTTTGCTGGTGCATTGACAGTTTCAGTTGTGTTTCGCTAGTTACTACTGGTATCACCGAGTTTTGAGCGGGAACAACCTTTTTAAACTTGTTGGTTTCCATTACCAGGTTCCCCAGTTCCTGGAATTTAACGGGCCTGTTGTCCATGAAGAAGTCCATAGAGCTGTCAGCTTTGGACTTTAATAGGATGTCTTCACCGTTTTCACTTAAAACCGCAACCGCTCCCTTTTGGTTCAGCATTTCGGCCAGTTGTAACAAGGCCAGCTTTGTCCTTAGTTGCTCTGGGTAGGCATCAGACCACTCCTGCGAAGCAAACCAGTTTTCAATTTTACCATTCAGTATTTTGGCGGTGTGCTGTGTTGTAAGGTCTTTTATTGCCTGCTCATGTTGGGCTTTCATTTCTGCGATTTGCTTGTTAAGCGTTGCAATATCCGCTGTGCCTGGAACCTTTGCCGCCTCAATCATAGCCCTGATTCTTTCCTCTGATTTCTTTACCCCTAGGATACTAGTTAATTGATCCTGATTAAGTCCCAGAGATTTAACAATATCGTTGATTTTCTCATCAAATTCACCCAGTACTTTGGATTTGTAATGAGCCTGAACGCTGGCATCGTTACGGGCGGATTCCTGTGTTAGGTATTTACTGTTGAAAGCCTTTGTGAAGGATTCGGGGAGTACTCCCTCAATGTTTAGATCAAGAAGTTTTTTAATCTCCTCTGCGTTTACATCAACCCCGGAGCCGGTAATTAGTTGTTTTATAAATTCTTTGATTTCCATTTTCCTATACTGTTAGTCCTCCGTTTGTTTTCTTTACGTTTTCGGGTTTGCCGTTATCAGTGTTTACATCCTCCGTTTTCTGTGGTTTTGTCTGCAAAGCCTTTAGCCTCTCAAGTTCCTCGTTCTGGGCTTTGATTTGGGCCATTAAATCGGCCTTTTCCTTATCGGCTTCCATCCTAGACAGTGGAGCTTCCTCCGCTAATACCGCACTCCTAAACGATGGGTTGCGTTTATCAGGGCTTAGCGACATTTGATAATTCGCCAGCCTTGTATTTTTAATCACTCTTTTTTCCCAAACGATTTTATTATTTATCCTTTTTGGGAATGCTAATTCTACTCCTTCTTTTTCCATGTTACCTTAATGAACTTTTAGTTTTATCTTGTTTTATTCGTGCAGGATGATAAGCATAACAGCTAAAATTACATTCATCCTGTATAATTGCAATCTCGTTATCCAAACAGGTTCTAATTGGCCTGTCCGTTAGTTCTTTTAGCAGCTTAACCGCACCTTCCAGCGAAATAATATACGCATGAGTTAACCAATTGCGGGTACTTTCCCAGAATCCAGGGCAGACTTCTTGGATTAATCCTATTTTTTCGGATGGATTCCCGGTATCGTAGTTAAGCCTTCCCAAATAAATCATATCGTACCCCTCTGGTAAAGTCATATTTTCATCCCATCCGGGTTTAATATCTGCGTCATCCTCTAGGATTAGAGTATTTTTGTAACCGTTTTTTATAATCTCCCGGTAAATCTGAATATGCGACAGATAACAGCCTATTTCACCGTTATTAAGCTTTTTTATTGGGTTAGCCGAAAGGTTTAATTTACTTTTTTCGATACTCCCCCCTTCAATCGCTTTAAACCTGTACTTTTCAATAAACTCTTTCACACTTTCGCATAACCCCAGCTTTATGAACCTTTCAGTCATATTGCGCAGCCTATCCGGCCGTCCGTTGGTATTTATAACGTAGGTTTTAGAGATCATTCCTTTTTATCAGCTATCACAACCTCCCACTTCATCGGGTTGTCGCCTTTTTGCTCAAATGTGAGGTCTTTTTTATCCGCTAATCCTAAATCCCGGCCAATGATACTAGCATTGAAAAAGCCAGAAGCCGCACCAGTGAACTTCTGCTCATATATTATTTCTCTTATGCGCGTACAGACTAATGAAAAATCATTGGACTTTTGATCGCTACTATCCTTTTCTATTTTCTCTTTTAGAAGCTTTTCGAACTGTTCAAAATAAACTATGCCACAATCCAGATAAATAGTCAGCCCATGCATTGTGTAAGGCCTCATTACCGGAAGTTCTGCAATTTTAATTACTGATTGGTAATCCCCAATATTAACGGTCTTTGCTTCTGCTTTTATAAATGGGTTATCATCGCACCATTGGAAGTACTCACAGGCCGCAGCCCATAAAGCGTCCGGGTTTTCAAAAAGATAATTTCGGCCGTGTTTGCTTCGCAATTTCCAGAATTGGTTTCCCTTCGGTGGTGCCATTTCCTTAATGTTTGCGTAAATATACGAAAATAAATTTGATTAATATAAAAATTGCTAAAACCGTTCAACCATTACCTTTACCCATTTGTCCCAATTACAAAACTCTAAAATATGTTTATGCATATTAGTTGCTAGTTCGTTGCAAAGGTCAATATCATTCCAGGCTTTTAATGCATTCTTTTTTATTGCCGGGTAGTCATATTTCGACTTTAGACAGTTTTCACCGTTGATCAAATCATCGTCCCCTTTATCAATTCCTCTAATAGTTACTACCCCTTTACTACCTGCTTCAATCGGTGAGCAGCTGCGGGCATCGTATGCCGTTGCCTTTATTAACATCCTTGCCCGTTTATACAAAGCCGCCATTTGTTCAGTGGTTGGTGCGATGTATATTTCATCAGGAATATGTTTCGATTGGCTTATGGGAGTTCGGGATATTGCCGCCACTCTTGCGCCTTGCTTTTTAAGGATTTGGGCAACCGCAATCGAATACATGTTCTTATCCTTATGCGGCTGCCGATCCCCCCAACCCTCTACAACTATTAGAGATTCTTTTTGCTCCTGTGGTATTAATTCCGGTGTGAATTGTTCAAAATTAAGCCCGTTACCAATGTAAATTGTTTCATACGTTCTGCCATTTTCTTTAAATAGCTCTATGTTCCAATGATCCATCAATCGAATGAAGATAAACTGAATATCCAGGAACATTAGCCAGGTTATTGGCTAATTCTATTATTATTCTTATCCCTCCATGAATAGCAAATGATGGGGTGGTGATTAATATTTTTTTCATTTTACTAGTATTTCCTTTACCTCAATTATCATTTCTTCGAGCATCTCAATACGCTTTTCGTCCTGATGATAATAATCACAAAACATTATAGCATTGATTCTTTCCGTTGTTAGTTCGGGAAACATAACCTGTGTATTGTCGTTATCCCAATTCCACGCTGCCGGTCGTGTGTGTGAGAAAGGTACACTTTCCCACAACACCCCCGGAAGAATCAAGCATAAACCCTCCCCTAAATCTATTCTTTTCGTGTCATCCGCTTGTATCAACTCCATGGTTTCGTTATAAACCTGCAGTCTTAAAAGGGGCGCAACTTCCTTTTTCATAAATAAGCGTTTTTAATTCTTTCGTAGTCCTCTTTTACTATCTTTTCAGCTTCTTCCAACTTTTTAATCATTACTTCTCTTTCAGTTTCATCCAGAGAAAAGTAAATGATATGTAATTGCATTGATTTTCTGAACCGGGGGTCATAGCTCGAAAAAATACCTTTATTTCGGCCAGAAAAAAGCATATTGAACTTTAACTGCCAATAATAATCCGGTTCCCAGGTTTTCAAATCCTCCTGGGTTTTACAGGTCAAGTGCCCCACGTGATAGGATTGATTAAATGGGCATTTTACTTCAAATGCGGTATCCTCATTTTCACCGTCTGGCGTTCCTCCCGAATATTCCCCGTATTGATAAAAGTATGAAGTGTTTGCAGTTATGTTGAGCCTGTTCTCAATCTCGTATAGGGCCTCACCCTCCAAAGAGGCCCCATAAAGCATTGCATTTGTCTCTGGTACTACAATAGCCTGCCCCGTTAGAAGTTCCGCCAGAACCTCGTTTAAGTAGGTTCTGCGCTTTGCGGGGGTTCCCATTATGCGGCCAATCTTGGAGGATGTTATTTTGCCTACCCGGATTTGATACCACTCATCGGTATGGGGTAGTATTTTGGTTATTTCCATGAGATATGATAAGTATTTTCTTTTTTTCTTACTTTGTAGCCCAATTCTTTAATCTTTGCAAGATTTCCCGCTGAAATATCCTCATAATTAAAATACTTTGCCGAAAATTTACCATTTTTAGTATCAATTTTACGTTCTTTGGCCCCTTGCCCAGCCACTAACACCTCGTTGGCTTCAACGATGTGTTCGGCAATATCGTAACCACTGAAGACAACAGAGATAAAGGAGCATACTACACCCCTAAAGAAGTGGTGAAGTGCTCATTTCGGTACGCAAAAAAATACGTTTCTCCTCTTCGGTGCTTAATTGGTTGTAAGCATCCATTTGCTGTATTTAAAGGTTAAACTTAATTTTTGTAAAATTTCTTATCCTGATAAACTATTCCAATTGATTCGCAGTGCTTTTTCAAGCGTATGAACTTACTACGCTTATATTGTTCATCCTCAACGCCTTTTAACTGCTCAATCATAGCATTTGCATCCTCAGCGGTTTTTACGTCCAGTATACTTATATCCCAATCGTCTAGTTCGTCCATTTTCTCGTCCATCTCCTCCGCTGGCGTTGGTTCAAGTCCTGCCTCGTACATAATATCGCCTATGATGTTCCTGAATGCCTTTGCAATTGCCCTGGTTTGTGCCATGCTGCAGATTGCATACTCGTCAAAGGTTACCTTTTTCTTTTCCATGTTGGTACACATGGCGTAGCCGCAGGGTATTATTTCCCCTGTAGATAGTATTTTCAAGTCCACCGAGCACTTGTAAGCGTAAAGAGGTATTTTATCTATCCTGGAGTAATTACTATCATCCTTTGGAGGCTCTAGGCTGCTGATGTATTCAATAGATTCATATTCCTGGCCTCTGGAGTTCTTGCGTTTCTTATAGCCAAGAAAAGCCACATCGCCCTTTTCCGATAGTTTAACCGGCTCATGTACTACAGGAACTAAACCAACCTGTCTACCTGCATACTTCCAGGCATCACAAAAAGGATATTCTTTGTCTTGTATGAGCGTTGATAGTTTGTGCTTTTTAATGTGCGCCCTAAGGAGCGCACCTGTCTGTATTAGTTCCGATTGTGTTAATGCCAGTTTAGTCATTTTCAAATTCCGTTTTGATTTTTAACTCGTGCCTGAAGATTCCCAGATTTTCGGACATTACGTCCTTCAAATCCCTTTGAAGTAAGTCCAACGCCTCTTTTACGTTGTCCTCGTCGCTCCATTTTACACTGTGCCATTTTTGCACGTTGTTAATTTCGATTTCTACTTTTATTTTCATGTTAGTGGTATTTTACTTTGATTGATTCTTTTTGTAATTCTGTACCCAAGTGTACAATTTGCCATAGGCTGTTCCTTCGGTGTCGTTGTGTGTTAATTCGATACCATTACATGTTTCATCCTTAAGCACTCCGTATATTCCGCTATATGTTCCGTAGGCACGAACCCCGCATTCTTGTATTTTTTTTATAGCGTCCGAAATTGTGTCGTCAGGGTCAAATTCTATCCTTTTGTCTTTTGCGGTAATGTATAGTCTTTTTTCATCCTGGCGACCCTCAAGACTAGTATATTTATACTCATCATAATCCCTTCTTATTTGTTCGCCTCCAAACTCATCATTGAACAAATCAACTAATTCTTCGGGCTTGCAATGATATACAATAGCCTCTACTTTCATATCATACCCGTACTTTTGCTTAACATACTCCTGCATTTCTTTCATGCGGGCGAGGAGGTTTTTATCACTCTGCACTCTGCACTCTGCACTCTGCGCCTCCACATTTGAGGCCTTTACTTGTATTGCCACATCCACCGAGGAGTTATCTCCTAGCTCACTTTGCACGGCCTTTTTTAGTTGTTCAATTGCTTGATTTATCATTTTTATTGTGGTTTAGGTTTCTGAATTGTTTTATTTTCCGTTTAAAAGAATAATTTGTTCCTCTATTTTACCCACCACTTCCATAGGCGGTACTTCATATAAATTTAAAGATAGCATACAGATATTCAATTCCGGGTCGTCTAACTGTATTGCCCTTTCCGCAACCCGTTCCAATAACCGTATAAATACGTTTAGCGGAACTTTTAAAACCCCATTGTTACGACCTAAACCGCTATTTGCTATTTCATGCAACAAAGCAGGAGTGTCAACCCTAAACCCTATAGAAAATACATCTGTTATTTTGTCTTTCATTGTCATCTATGATTACGCTACAAACATACGCTAATTTTTTTTATTACACAAATTTTTTTTATTATTTTTTTCTTTTATCTTTGTGTTATGCTGACGTACACCACTATTCAACACGAATTTAGAAAGGCAAATCAATTGAGTTGCTTAGAATATGTTTTATTAGATATAATCTACCACCTATCAGTAGACCCAGACGCAAAGATTAAAGGCTGGTGCTATGCCCGTAAGGAGGTGTTGGCGGATGAAATAGGAATTACCCGCCAGGGCCTCCATAAAATGCTTGAAAGATTGATTAATCTTGGTTTTGTCCTAAAAGACGATGAAACCAGTTATTTGAAAACTACCTCAAAATGGGGGGATGTTTACCGTAAACCTAGTTTACACGATGTAAACTTAGTTTACACGGAACGTAAACAAAGTTTACACGGAACAGAATCACACCTTATTATTAATAATAATAATACAGATAATCATTATCAATATAATAAGCAAGAAAAATCACAAAAATATTTTGTTGGAGGTAGACCAGTTGAAAATTTAAAAGATTACTATGAAAAAAAATTCCAATTTTCAGTTGAGGAACTTTGCATGAAATATGACGAGGATCATTACAATAAATGCTGGGAATTATTCCTAAGTGAACACATTGAAAAGCCTTGGAGAGATGACCAAGATTTAAAAAATCACTTCCGTAACTTTTGCCGAACTCAATCCAGATTAAAACCAGAACCAACCAAAGATAAATTTAACCAAAGCCTCCAAAACCTATCAAACGGGATGGAGTATTTAAAAAGCAAGTACGAAAACGATAATTCAATTTAACATGGAACTAATAACCCAAAATTTAAACACGCTTTCAAGCATTGAAAAGCAAGCAATCCAGGCAACTTATCACAAAAGAGTTTGTGAGATGACCAAAATGGACTTAATAAAACCGCTAACAACGGCGATGACAAAAGCCTATGTAATAACCGGCCAAAAAATACCTCCTGAAATGGGCCTAATGGCAGATGAGTTTCTGGCAGCTGTTAAAACCCATCATAAAACGATGACACCCCAGGAGATTGAATTAGCGGTGTGCGAGGGCGCTGCGGGTAATCTAAATGATCAGTTCCAAGTATCGGTTCGTAATTTGTTGGGTTGGATAACCATCTACAAGCATACGATTAAAACAAATGCTATTTTGAAGATGCGAAAGGAACAGGAGGAGAAAGATGAAAAAACCGAAAAAGAGGCCGACAGGGAAAAGCTTGTGAGATTTGAACAACTAATATCAGAGCTTTACCGATCGTTTCCCAAAGAGTTTAAAAAGCACGAAATTGGCGAACTGGCGGCGATGTTCAGACACTGCGAGAATAAGAACGTGGTAAAGATGACTAATGAGGAAAAATACAGGATTTATGACCAGGTTTTAAAAATGTACCCAAGACTAGAGTTAAAATGGACGCAATTACGTAAAGCTATATCATCCGAAAAGACAGCCGCTCAGGCATTTGCGTTGTGGATTGTATTCAGGAGGATGAGGCGATCAGGTCAGCAAAATATACTATTTCCGAAAAAGTAGTGTAATTTTTTGTAATGCAAATAATTTATACTAATTTTGAGCATGCTTACAGACTTACAGATAGAAGAGAAAACAAATGCAATCGGCTTGTTTCTGGAAAATAGGCGAAAAGAGTTGGGATTATCAAAGTACATGCTTGCTAAAGACTGCGGCATGTCAGGGACTTTATACACCCGCATGGTGTCCCCCACGAAGGATAAGGCCCAAAGTTACCGCTTACATACCCTTTTAAAGGTTATGGATAGGCTTGGTATTGTGTTTAGTATTTCAGCCAGTAACGAGTTAAAGCATGAGCAATAAACTGGCAATCGTAGCCTTATCGTATCTAGAAAACGCCTATGCAGATACTTTGACCTGTCTAAAAAATCAACCTTACCCGGTTTTTTTTGCAGATAGGGACGGAGTAGGAAGTATGACAAGGGCCTTTAATGATGCTTTTATACGGCACATAAAGGGCAATTTTGAATATGTTTGGTTTGTTACAAATATCAACTTTGCGCCTCATTTTCCTGACGTAATTATTCAGGAGCTTGATAAAGGATTTGCAGCCGTTCAACCGTGTATGGTTGGTGACCATGGACACCTAAAGCCATTGAAATCTGGCGGAACCAGGGAAGTTCCTTTTATAGAGTTTACGGCCCCCGCGTTTAGGGTGGATGTTTTTGAAAAGTTTTTACTGGATCAAAATCTTTGGTACTATTTTTTTGATCTGGTAATATCCAAACAACTACGCGATAGTTGGTATAAGATGGGCGTAATTGATACTATCCAAATGGGGCATACTTACCTCCGTAACGGGAAAAAAGAACAAATAACACTAATACGGGAGCGTTTACGGTTTTGGAGAGATCCAATTGACCGGCTATACATGGATAAAGAATATGGCCCAAATTGGGAATTTGATTTGTGGAAAAAATTTATTTAACTGATTATGCACATAGATTTAGACGGTTTACAACACGAGTTTTTATTCTGGAAAGGATTTGTAAAAACCCCCAGATTCATTGATGGCTGGGTAGCGGATATTAAAACGCCAGAACTCAATGAATACGTGTATAACTTCATTAAAACCTTACTTGATGCGAATCCAGGCCTTAATGTTTTAGATGCTGGTTCTGGGGCGGTGAGCTTGTTAAATGGAACTGTACCGAAAGGGAATCTAACAGCCATTGATCCGTTGGGGTTTTTGTATGAGGAGATATTTGATTACAACGCCCACAACATAACCCCTCCAAAGACCTTACAGGCAGAAAGGGTGCATCTTGGCTTAGGTACTGGCAAATATGATGTTGTGCATATTTCGAATGCCCTAGACCATACACAGGTCATCGAGGCGGCTTACGAGAATCTAATGAAATGCGTTAAAAACGGCGGAGTATTGATTGTGCAAGGGTTTGAGAAGGAGGCCACCTTTGAGAACTTTTCCGGGTTTCATCAGCACGATCTGTTTATTAACTCGGTGGCAAAGGGTAGAAACAAACTAATGGTTACCCAAAAACACACGTCTTTTATTTTGGACACTAACCCGTATTACTCGGATACTATTACTTTGCCAGATGGTAAACGCTGGTTTATTTGGATAAAGAAAAAGGGCTGTTGTGAATAAAGAACAATTACAAAATATCCGGCACCTGGTCGTTGATTGCGACGGAGTACTAACGGATGGTAAATTCTGGGTAGATTCTGACGGCAATATAATGAAGGGCTTTAATTGTCTCGACGTTCGGGCTATTAGGGAATTTCTGGCTAATGGTTGGACGGTTGATATTATAACCGCCTCAACGTGGAAAGGTATGGTATCATTTGGCCGTAAAACAGGGGCAAATGTTATCGTATTAAGAGACAAAAGCCTATACGAATCCAAAGAGCCATTTATTGCGATCATTGACGACGCCTGGGATATTCCTTTGATGGATAAACCCGTTCATGTGTTTTTCCCTTATCAAAGTTATTTATCCCAATATACCCCGGCAAACTTTAGTAAATGGGATTTGTTAACCGTTACTGGCGGCGGTGGAGTTATTGCGGAATTAGCGAAAGTATTACTTTAAAACCGATTATATTATGAAGCATGAATTTGTATTTCAAGCCTCTCAAATTATGGAGGAGTCTGGATTTGATGATAATCAGGAGGTAATTCTAAAACCCTCTGTTTTGCCTCCATACGAAAAACAAAACACCCCACTTATCTATGTGGCTAACAGCCTTACACTGAAGCACATCTCCGGTTTTGTAACTGGTAAATATTATAAAGTAACAATAGAGCCGGTTGAGGGTTAACGAGAAAACTGTTGACATCTACAATGCCAGTACTCGTTATGTAGTCGTACGTGGTGGAGCCGGTTCGGGTAAATCTGTAGGGGTTGCACATTCCGAAATCCGCAAGGCGTTTGAATCAAAACACCGTACGTTATGGGTGCGAAAAGTTGCGGCTACTATTCGTAATAGTGTTTACCAAAACATTTTAGATGTTTTAAACAATTCGGGCTTTTCAGATGGGGTGCAATTTTCCCATAATAAAACCGAAATGAGTTTTGCTTTTTCCGGCGGCTCCAGTTTTATTTCTGCTGGTCTCGACGACGAAAACAAACTCAAATCAATTGCAGGTATTACCAGAATAGTAATAGAAGAGGCCGATCAAATCACATTTGAGGACTTTATGCAGCTTGATTTGAGGCTTAGAGGTATTCATTTAGTTAATCCGCAGATTGTACTAATATTTAACCCTACCAGTATACATAGCTGGATCAAAAAGAGATTCTTTGATAAGGAAGATCCACAGGCGACAATCATAGAAAGCACCTATTTAGACAATGCCTTTTTGGATGAATCGTATAAGAATGTTTTAAAAAACTTAGCTGCACACGATGAAAACTATCACAGGGTTTATGTGCTAAACCAGTGGGGGATACCGGATTACAATAAATTATTTGCAAAGGATTTTAGGAATACAATGGTTGAACCCGTTGAGTTTTCGCAATATCTTGACTTTTTTCTTACGTTTGACTTAAACTATGATCCTGCGTGTTTAGTGTGCCAAAATCAGGATAATAAGATCGTTGTCATTGAGGAGTTTCATGAGGTGGGAATGAATCTGCCGGATGTGTTAATACGGGTCACCGAAAAATACCAATCCCATGGTATTATCATTATCAATGGTGACGTATCAGGTGATCATAGCCGTAACATATCCGATAACACCACAAGCTATCAGATTATTCAGCAAAAGTTATCATTAAGCTGGGAACAGTTTCATGTGCCAAAGACTAACCCCTCTCATGTATCTAGTCGAATTTTGTGTAATTCGTTGTTTCGGCGTGGTATGGTTAAAATCCATCCGAGATGTAAAAAGCTGATTGCTGATTTGGAAAGCGCAGAAATAGACGACCGGGGAAGCCTTGACCCGTGGAAAAAGGACAATCCTAAATTAAGCCATTTGCTAGACGCATTCCGTTACCACGTTAACGCCGAATATTATGACTCAATTACAACATAAATAGTAATATTTTTTTTATATTGCGCTATGATTTGCAACGATTCATTAGTAATGCCACCACTGGCGGAATGCAGAGACCTTATCGAACTGCACACCACAAGCATCGACGTCGATATGTTGATAGTTTTACAAAATGAATTTGGTTATTTTGTATGGGACGTGGTTACATCTATTACTGGTGTTGCATTCTTGGATACATCTGCTAAGCATACAGAATTAAATAGATTTTCGGGCACGTGGGAGCTTACCGCCTCTGTATATGGCACTCCGGTTACTTGGACTGTAGACGGGAAAGATTATAATACACTACTTATAACCTTTGATTTTCCGCCACCACTATCTGATTCCGTTGTAAGCGCAACAAACGTAATAAATCCTTATACATTATGAAAGTAACAGTAAACAATATCAAAGCCTGTGCAGTCAAAAAAAAGGGATGCGAAATTAACAAAGACTTACCTTACCTAAAAGCTGCATGATTACAATTGTAATATTTTCTTTCATCACAGCCTGTATTTCCATTTTTGGGAAATACTTAATAAATAACTCCGAAATAATTAGTTGGTATTATGATTATTTGCACAGGCTGAATAAAAAGAATAACCTACTAGCAAAGCCTTTGGGGTTATGTGTTTATTGCTTTGGTACATGGGTATCCATTTTTAGCTTTTTTTACGCTAAGACGTTCCATGTTTGGCTTTTATACACTTCCATTGAATACATGATATTTGAGACCGTGGTATTGGTTTCATTGAATATGGTATTTATCGCTATTTTGAAACAGGTGAAAGACTTAGACAATCTTTTATGAAAAAAGCGAAAGAAGCCCTTATATTTCATCTGAAAATGCATCAGGTGTTTTGCCCCTCGCATGTTCAACTTATAGGTTTTTTTGTTAGGAACCAAACTAAGCCGATAATATCCTCTTTATGCCTAAATTAAAGAAACTACTAAGAAAACTACTCTATCTTTTTTTTTCTGCACCCCAAAGGCAGGCCAGAAAGGAAGCAGCCCAAATAATAGCCGAAGCCCACGCCAGGCGCAAAGAGATTGAAAGGGGAGGGCTGCAAATTAAGCCTAACCATGAAATTGAACTGGCATTTGTAAGCGGTGGTAAGCCTTATTACAAGTTTGTGAATGAGCAAAACATCCCGGTAATGAGGGCCTTCAAGGCAATGGACGTATACAACGAACTTGAAATGCGAATAGACCGGGAGTATTTATTAGCATTCTTCAAGACCACCCGAAAAATACTAGAGCACCGCACCAAATTAGATTTACCTGCAATTGTTCAATTGATTGTAGCGGCCGAGGGGAAAATGAAGCACATTACCAATATAGATACATTGTACAGGCTGGCGAGTGTGTTATACATTGCCGAAAATGAAGACCCGTACAACTGGGATTATGAGTTTGCGGAAAAGAAAATAGAACACTGGCGCAAAAATTCAGACGTGGAAAGTTTTTTTTTGCATTCGCCCATGAGCGACTTTCTGCCCTCCTTTCATGGGCTTCCAGCTTTCAAAAGCTGGGACGACTTCCACAAGGCCCAGCAGCTAGACCAAAGGACAACATACGAGTTAATGTTGTCGAGCATATCCGCAGGAGAGAACGAGAGCGAAACGAGACAATACTTGTCCTTTCTGGTCGAGACCTTACAAAAGCAAATGAGCTTAAAAGGTTAAGTTTTAAGGAATATCTGGAGGCAATCGCAGCTTTAAAGAATACGAAGCCCAGAAATTAGTCTTTTAAGATAAATTCCGACCATTGTGCCGCCATTGCATTGGCAATGCCATCAAACGTTTTTGATCTTAACTTTGCCCTTTCCTTTTTGGGTAATTTAAAAGCATCTGCGTACCATGTAGGCATACTTTTACCACTCGCAAATTTTACTCTTGGTGGCGGTTCTACTATGTTAGTTGCTCTCAATTTGGGTAATCCTTTCAGCCATAAGCAGGTTTTTTTCTCAAACGGGTCTCCGAACTCATAAGGGTTAATAATTTGATCGGACTTTCTCCACACGGTGCTTATTATTCCAACGGGGTTTTCGATTGCAATATATTTGCAGTCCGAATTTACAACCGCCATAAAAAGATTAATTGATTCTTCCCTGTCTTTATGCCGTTGTATTGCCTTTTCCCCATAACGTTCCACGTTAAACCATCTATTACCCGTTACGGTTAAATATGTACATGGCGGATGTGCTATAATTAAATCCCACTTACGGGACTTTATGGCCTCTATAGCGTCCATTTGTAAATGCCATTCGGAATGACCTCCAGAACATTCCTGTAAATCATTAGAATATGCATCATGCCCAAGTTCCCGAAAAGCCTTACAAACCGTTTGACTTTCTTCAAATGCTACTAACACCTGTAATTTTCTCATGTACAAATATACAACCGTTTCCGAATAGTATAAA